AGGCTAGACAACGCTACCCCCATTGCTCTTAGGAATACGTTATAATCATTGAAAGTCTTACTTCCCTGAATTCCCACTATCATCTTTGTTTCCTTCTGTTAGTTTATCAACGATAAAAATCATCTTATCTAATTCTACCTTATCAAGGCTGTGTGTGTCAACCCTTTTCTTTGTAGTTTCATCAATCTGGTTATCAGATATTTTTGCTGTTAGCAAGAAACCATCTTCAATCCAGTAGACATCTTTGCCTATGAAGAATGCTTTCTTAGAATTCTTTTTGATGTACTCGGTGGACTGAGTTTTCTTAGTAGGCTTTGGAGAAATAACACTAACTAAATAACTTTTAAACAACTCAACTCTTACACTTTGAGAAAATGTTGGAATATCAATTTTTGTTTTTATAACATTCTTAGTTAATCTACTAAAGATAATGATAGATATTAAGGTTACAAGCGAACCTAAAAAATATTCTATAATCATTATTCCTCTAACTGTCCACGCTCATCAATAATCTGGTAGGCGAACTGGGTCATTGCTTTCTGTGCTTTCTCATTATCAAGAATGCTCTGATAGTGATGGGCACAGAAAAGCAAATCGCCTGTTGTTCCAATAGTTTGGACATATGCATGTGAACCACACACATCACAGCGATGCGATGCGTCTAGTGTCCACTGCTTATCTTCTACTATTTCATCTGTCATTTGAGTAAAATCCTCCACCATTAAATTTAATTGCCCCTACTGAGTATACCTTGTGCATCGCTATATTGCAAGCATCACAAAGTAATTCTTTATCAGCATCGTCAAAAGTCCTCACCTCTTGTGCTGTTTTTTCACAGCCTGGGCATTTAAAACTATATGTTGGCATATTCTACTCCTTGTTACTTAGACCTACGCTTTTTTGGTAGGTACAACTTTCTTTACTGCTGTAACAACCTTGGCTGCAACAGTTTTCTTAGGTGCTGCATCAAGTACTGCAAACAGGTCACGCAGGTCAGGCATACCAGCAGTAATAAGATTCTTTACTACTCCGTATGTGACGTGGAGGTGATTTCCAGTACTTGCGGTACCTGTTGTTCCAACTAGACCAACGATTGTTTTACCTGCTTCTACCTTGTCACCCTGCTTTAGTGTTGATGGGACTTGGAAGTGTGCGTAAAGGATGAAGTGACCATCATAAGTTGACTGAATCAAATAGTGTCCAAGTACTTTTGTCTCTCCTACTTCCATTACTGTTCCTCCTGTGATAGCCTTAATCTTGCTACCCCCAGCGACTGACCAGTCCACACCACGATGTGGGTTTGTGCGATAAGAAGCCATGTTCTTAAAGCCATCACCACGCTTCGCTTTAGGGAATGGTTCTACATAAATTGCTTCTGGCATAATAATACTTCCTTTCAAGATGTATTCTATGATTGTGTCATAGTAATACTATTATAGCATCGTTGTCCCTGCTGTAAGAATCGAACTTACCATGTCGTAGACGGATGATTTACAGTCACCTTCTCCACCTTGGAGAATAACAGGGATGGTGGCGGAAGCAACAGGATTCGAACCTGTGGTAGATTTCTCTACTACGATTTAGCAAACCGCTGCTTTCGACCACTCAGCCATGCTTCCTTTGGAGCCACCTAACGGATTCGAACCGTTGACCTCCATATTACAAGTATGGCACTCTACCGCTGAGTTAAGGTGGCGTGGCGACTCTGACCAGACTTGAACTGGCGACTTCCACCGTGACAGGGTGGCACTCTAACCAACTGAGTTACAGAATCATGCGAGCGTATGACAGGAATCGAACCTGCACCTCTAACTTGGAAGGATAGGGCACTACCACTATGCAACATACGCTTGGCTGGGCATCCAGGGCTCGAACCTGGGACATTTCGATTAACAGTCGAACACTCTGCCAACTGAGTTAATGCCCATCACTATTTAATTATACAGTATAGCCTTCATTGGTTGCTCGCCATATAGACGGAGCATGATTTTCTTCCACAGCCAATTTGGTTGCTTCATCCTGATACAGTCTTAGAACATGAATGCAATCGTCTGCACCCTCGGACCAACCATTATCTTCTTCTGCAGTTGTTGGCAATCCATCGTGGATAGCACAAACAGCAGGACCATTCCAGCCCTGCGATAAACCATACTGTAACCATTCGTCAAAAGTCATTGACATAGAAAAACCCCTTTCAGGTCTATAACTATTATAGGGCACCGAAAGGGGTTTGTCAAGTTATTTCTTAGATGTCTCTTCATCTCTTACTACATCTTTAAGAGCAACAGTCTGACGGAAAGCAGCGTCAATCTCATTACGAGATAGTTTACCATCTTCCAAGAATGCTAGTGAGAGCAGTTCTACTACCTTGGCTACTGCCAAAATACCACCCATAACAGCACTAAACCATACTGGGATATCAATTCCGCTAACACCGCTGGCTACTGTTCCAGCACCAACCACACCAAGGGCTGATGCAACGAAGGTTGCAACGATACGCATAAGTACATTACCAAATGTTTTCATTAATCTTCCTCCTTATCTTTTGTGTTTCTTAATGGATATGTGATTACCCAAAGAACGCTTGTTCCTACGATTGCATATCCCACTACCTCTTTAGCAGAGCCTTCAAGAACTAGCCATGCTACAAACATGCCAAGTAATGTCCAGGCTTGACCAATTAGGTCATTTAAAAAATTTTTCATTAATCTCTCCTCCTTATACCTGACGTTCCACCTGAGCCACCTGCTGATGCAGATGCTGCTGGTGCTGATGGGGCTGCGGCTGTGAGTGCTGCTCCTGTTGCTGCGTTAACTGCTGCACCAACTGCAACAACTGCGGTTACAACAATCTTTTCTGACTCTTCACGAACCTTTGGAGACATGTCTGCTCCAACGTTACCAATAAAGTTAATTGCGTCTACTGCAGCGGATAGACCAGGGATTGCTGCAAGTTCTTCTGAAAGTTCAATGTCATCTGCCTCTGCTGCTACGAATAGGGCTTCAAGTGCTTCTTCATACTCTGGAGAACCCTGCTCAGAATTTTCTAGGATTTCATTTGCAACAGAGATAAGTTCTGCTACCTGCTCATTTGAAAGTGTTGCTGGGTCTACTGTTTCTACGTTTACTGGTAACTCAGGTTCACTGACTTCGGGGGTTGTTGGCGGCTCTGGCTCTGGTATCGGTTCTGGCTTAACTTCTTCTGGCTTTTCAGCAGGTTCCTCGGTCTCTTCAGGTGCAGGTGCTGGCTCTCTGAAAGGTGGAATGGCTTGTAGTTCTTGTTGAGCGACACGCAGTGCCTCCTGTTCTGTTATTACACTTTGCAGTGCTACATCTATTTTACCCTGATTTTCAATTTGTTGGTCTTGTAAAATCTTTAATTGTGCAATACCATTGTCAACATCCAACTGGGCTTGAGCATATTCTGCAAGTGAGTTATTGTATATTGTCTGTGGCTCTTCTAGTAATTCTAAAAGTTCTGGATTCTTAATTAGCGGTGCTGATGGTTGTCCTGAATAGGTAAGAGTTCCAATAACGTGCTTATACCAACCACCACAAGGGTCACCCCAAGTCCCATTGTCTGCCCATATAGACACTTGGCTAAGACCATTAACGTTTGGTTGAATGTCTGTACCACAATCTGGACGGTCCTTTGCTTCATAGCGTAAGTTGCTGGTCGTAAAAACTGTACCTTCTGGAGCAGTAAATGTTTCCTGTCCGCCTTCGTCAATTCTAACCTGTACAGTTCCTTCGCTAAGTAGTGGCTCAGTAGTGTAATAAATTTCTTCTGTATAAGTAGTTTCGGTAATCTCTTTACCATGAACAATACTTAGGACAGGATTCTTAATACGAGGTCCATAAATTCCGTACCAATAACCAGAATCAATACCTGTAAACGAAATGGTCAGGTATGAAACAGGACCTGTTGCAACAAGAGTTACAGACTTATTCTGCCAGTCATGCGAGCCTGTTGAATTATATGTTGCTGTTCCAACTAGGTTCTGGTCAATATCTTTAACCTCTATTTTCATAGAATAAACATCAGTTAGATTTCTATTTAGGTCATTGTTGTACCAATCAGCAGATAGGGTGAGTGTTGCATTTTGGAATGGACCAGAGAACAATCCCTGGCTAACTGTTTGAGTCTGATAAGAAAACACAATCTCATTGTCTACAAGTGCTGGGCTAGAACCTTGCCATCCTGGATTTACACCAGACCATCCCTCTGTACCTCTTGAGAAGTCTGAATTAAACAAGATGTTTCCAATGGTCTGAGTTTCCACTCTTGTGGTTGTGTTTTCGATTATTCTTATATTCTTCTTTTGATAGGTTGGCATTGTCCAGTTAGGGTCTGGTATAAGGTTATTATCGTATTCGTATTGTGCTTGGTCTACCGCATTTTTTGCTGCCTCTACAGCCTGTGCCTTTTGGCTTACGCTAACGTTTTTATTCTCTAGAACTGCCTGTGCTTCTATCAAAGCCAAACTAGTTTCTGATTGTAGTTTCTGTGCTGCGGCTAATTCAGCCTCTGCATCTGTGAGCCTATCCTGAGCAGCAGAAATATTAGCCTTTGCTATCTCTATCTTTGCGTCATACTCTGCTCTTGTTTCTGCAGATGCTGACTGTGCTAAAAGAATAGGTGAAAGTGCTAGTGTTAGAATTGCTAGTATAAAATGGGTTTTTTTAATTTTAAGTCTCCTTGTTGGAAGTGCCCAACAAGACTATTATACCACTACATTATGTTTATGTTAAACTGTTTAAAGTATGATTCCAGGTCTTTTTGCTCTGGTTTGTTGCGTTCAATGATGCTACGCTTATCAAACTCATGCATCTCCTCAGTCTTTTTCCTGTCACGGAATGTGTGGATTTCTACCATCTGATTATTGTCTCTTTGTGTGTGGGATATAGCACCAAAGATAGCACCACAAACAGCGTCTGCAAGGTCCTTAGAGGACTTTCTAGGGTGGTCTACACGATTACCCCTCATAATCTTCAACTCTGTTAGTTCTTCGAATAGCAACTCAATGGCTGGCATAGCAAGGCGTTCTTCATAAACAAGCATAGCCATATCCTCGTAGTGCTTCTTAGCAACAGATACAGTCTCAGTCTTTATACCAACAGCCTTCAACTCGTTCTGGATATCAAACGACTGCCAGCGGTCAAAGGAAACCATGCCAATGTCAAAGCCTAATCTGCGTAGATTCTGAATCCACTGCTTTACTTCTGAAAGGTTAACAGGACCTTCAATCTTTGGCTCCCAATATACTACTGCATCTACTACTACGATAGGCATTACTTGTGCATAGTCTTTAACTACCTGGACATTTACCCACTTTTCAACGTGAGCAATAGCCACAGCACACTTGTCGTGCTTCTGTGCAAGGTCAGCATGGACGAAGTATTTCTTGTCTGGGTCTGGCTTAAACGACTCCATAAATCTCTTGTTAGAATCAATAGGGTTTACGATGGTCATAGTTGCTCTAACCTTTTCCTGTTGCTTGAAGAACGCATCTGAAGCATAGGTAGGGACACAAGCAAAACGTTGCATGGCATCTCCGATATCTGTATAGAACGCTAACTTGAAGTCATCAATTTTACGAGTAGGGTTTACGACCCATGTAGGTCTTTTAATGGCAAACATTCCAGGGAACTTGTAGGACACAATGGTATCCTCTTCCCACTCAATCTCTAAAGAGTTTCCTTCTGCATCTTCTGGCAGTTCTGGATTCATAATAAATTTGTGTTTCTTTGTTACTACTTCTTTGTCTGCAATAACAGCATCGTATCTCTGGGAGATAAAGTCTCCTGGATAACGAGGGAACGATAGCAAGGCTACCTTACCTAAGTCAGGGAAGCGAGAGTCTACAGAAGCACGGAAGGCTTTGTAGATGTTATCAGCAGTCTTACCTTGGTCATTACCAGTACCAACCTCTTGTGCAAAACCAGAAATCTCATCTAGTACTGCTAGAATAAGGTTTAGACCCTCATGGCTTTCACGCTCTGAGTGACCAGAGTAAACGGTGATGGCGTGGTCAAACTCAATGCTGTCTGCCTTGGCATAGAATCTACCAGCAAACCATGGTGAACGTTCAATCTTATTCTTGAAACCCTTGAAGAAAACGTTCTTAGCCTGTTGTGCGTTAATGGCGATGTTGATAATATCAATAGCATCTCCAGTTGGTTTACCGAAGTAACGAGCAGGGTCTTTAAGACAAAGCAATTTATAAACGATATAGCAACAAGCAACTGTAGATACGAAGTCCTTACCAGAACCTTTACCTAGTTGTAGGATAACTTCATTCTTAGTATACTTATTGTAATATCTGCGACCTTCTGTATCCCCCATAATTTCAATTACTTCTTCTAATTTATAGACCTGGCTCATAGCCTCTACAATATCGTATTGAATTTGGGATAGTGGTGGTTGGGCTAGAAAGTCTTCGCCCTCAACAAATGTCTTAACGTCTACTGGTTTTTCAGCAAAGACGTTGCTTTTCAGAACTTCAAAGAAGTCATTAAACATTGACAATTGTAATCACTTCCTGTTCCTTAGAAACTTGAGAGAGCCTACGCATAATCTCATCACGAATCTGTGGATACTCACTGGCAATATCTCTAAGAATACCAACAAGGATGTCCTGCTTACGTTCAATCTCAATCATCTCTTCTGCAAGTTCTTTGTTCTCTAATAGTCCTGCCTTTTGTAGCATATCTATACGA